GTAAATCGAGCCGGGCCGTGTCGTTGTTGTCAGTGCTGAGTCAGTCATTGAAAAGATCGAGTTGTGAGGTGGAGCCGTCGATTTGGCCTAATTCATGTTTCATCTCAGATGGCATAAATTCGCTATGTAGTTTTTCCTTGGCCCGCAAGTATGCTTCACGGGCTTGTTCTTCGGTGTCAAAGCGTCCAAGATAGTAATCTTTGTTGTTACTCATTATGCGAGCAACCCATTTATTTGTTTTTTTGTAAAAACTACAACCCTTAACATTTTTTTTGTTGCAGCTGTTTTGTCCATGAGTAGCTTTTCTTAGGTTTTCGATTCTGTTGTCTAATTTGTTCCCGTTAATGTGATCGATCTGATAATCAAGTGGGTCTTCGCGTTTAATTATTGCCCAAATTACTCGATGGGTCCTGTAATTAACATAGCGAATTTGGACAAACGAATAATCATCTCTATTAATCGATCCTGCCACGCATCCTGGTTTAATCCTGCGCCCTTTACCCCGCTTCCAAATCAATACGCCATCAGACCTATATGCAAACATTTTCCTTAGCTGATCTATTGGCGGCAATGGTTTGGCTTTAGGCATCAGAATCCTTCAATCTCGGCAGGCTGCGCAGTTGTCTCGCCGGTCATCCATCCCGGCAGGCTGATCGGTTCCACCTCGTCGCTGTAGCTGGGCCAATGGTCCGCAGCCTTGCACTCCGCGAGCTTCTCTAAATCCTCCCGGGCCTGTTCCATGCCGCGCTGAATCATCGCGCCATCGGCGCAATAAACGCCGACGCCATAAGGCGGCTTCTTCTCAACTGCCACGAACACAAAACGATCCGGACGCTTCCCGGTGGCCTGTTCAACGCCGTGCAGATACCAAGCGGCTTGCACCCAATACCGCCATTTCAGCAGTGAGCTGCGGAACCCTCGTGGGCTGGCGTCTTCAGTCGTTTTCAGATCCACAATCGTGGACCCGTCCGCGAGCATGTAATCGGGCCTGCATTTGCACTGAAGCCCGGTCGTCTTGTCCGTCCACATATATGTGGACTCAGGCTTGCCCTCAGCTCCGAGCAATGCAGCAGCTGCGCGGTGGCCGTAGACAGCGCGGCCCATGCTCATCACCTGATCCACGTCTGATTTGCTGATAACAGTTCGGCCTGCAGCAGCAGTGCAAAAGGTTTCCCACTCAGCCTTGCCCTGCTTAGTCCGTCGATCAATGCCGACGGGTGCCACCGCATAGCGTGCATCCCATTGGTCCAGCTCTAAGACATGTGTATGGGTCGCGGAGCCGATCGCCATCGCAGCAGTCGGCTCGCGTTCCTCGCGGTTTGGGTCTAAGTACGCCGCCCAATAGTGCAGCGGGCTCCGATTGATCTGATCCAGATGGCTTTTGCTGATCGCCGGGTGGGCGTGGTAAGCGTCGTTTTCCATTTACTGGTCATTGGCGATCACAGCGTATAGGCTCCGACCATTAACGGCAACCCATGAAACTCCGCGACTATCAGCAGCAAGCAATCAACGACATCCGCGAAGCTTTCCGCGCTGGTAGTCGTTCAGTGCTGCTACAGCTACCCACTGGCGGCGGCAAAACGGTCATCTTCTCTGAAGCCTGCAGGCTTGCCACTAGCAAAGGCAACAGCGTTCTGATTCTTGTCCATCGCCGCGAGCTGGTGGATCAAGCCTCAGACAAGCTCACACGCATTGGCGTTGATCACGGCATCATCTGCGCCGGATACAAACCCCGCGTTTCCACAGTGCAGGTGGCATCGGTGCAAACCCTTGTCAGGTGTCTGAAGCTGCAACCCTTCACACCTCAGCTAATCATCATCGACGAAGCGCACCACTGCACCAAAGCCAACACCTGGGGGAAGGTTCTGAGCTATTGGTCAGACGCGCGACTCATTGGCGTCACCGCCACGCCATGCCGACTGGACGGCAAAGGTCTGAAGCACGTTTTCGATACCCTCATCACAGGGCCATCGGTTGCTGAGTTGACAGCAGCGGGCCACCTATCGCCAGCCAAGCTCTGGGCGCCACCGGCACGCATCGACCTAAGCAAACTCAAAACACGCGCGGGCGATTACGTCGCAGAGCAGGCCGGTGAAGCAATGTCTGACAAAGCCATCATCGGAGACGTTGTGGCCCACTACAAACGTCACGCCGATGGCGTCCCTGCCATTGCCTTCTGCTGCAACGTCTACCACGCAGAAGTTGTCGCGCGTGATCTACGCGCCAATGGCATCAGTGCTCAGACATTGTTTGGATCCACGCCAAAACCTGCCCGCGCGTCAACGGTTCAGGATTTCGCCGATGGCAGGGTGCAAGTCCTAGTGACTGTTGATGTTGTCTCTGAAGGGTTTGACTGCCCAACAGCTGGCGCCGCTTTGCTGTTGAGGCCAACCAAATCAGAGGCGCTATATCTCCAACAGGTTGGAAGGGTGTTGAGGCCATCGTCCGGTAAATCTCATGCGGTCGTCCTTGATCACGTCGAAAACATCAGGCGGCATGGGTTCCCTGATGACGAGCGAGAATGGACGTTGAATGATCGGTTGAAGCGCGGAAGCAAAGGCGGACCCGCTGCACCAGCTGTGCGCGAATGTCCGGAATGCTTCGCAGCTTTCAAACCCTGTCTCTTATACACATCTGACGCTGCCGACGACTCCTTACGTGTA